CAATGCAAATCTGAAATCAAGAGAACCTTCGTTTCTTCAAACGGCTTGTCAATTTTGAGAACATTGTTTTTCTTCATAGAGTTGTGTCAAGTGTACGATGTATCTCAATTGCTTGTTTTAGACCTTCTGACGAACTTTTGAATGTATCAAGGTAGATTGTATCCAAGTGATTGAGATATTTGATTAGAACGCTTCGTTTGATTTTTTCCCTTTCCACAATTCTTTCGTGCATTTCTACCTTCAATAGTGTTTTTGGCTTTGGATGTTCTTCAAAATTGAACATCGCCCACACAACACTACACAGGTACAACGCAACTATTAGAGAGATAAGGAGTGAGAACTTGGAAGTTGATTGCATATCCAGCCAATATATCAGTTTTTGAATCATAGAATGGTGATGCATTTCCGTTGATGCTTAATTCAAAGTCCCCATCGGTTTCCGTGTTGGTTTCTACCAATGCAAAAATATCCGACATAATTTGTGCCGTATCCGAAAGAACCTCAATCGTGTTGCTCTCAGATTCAAACACACGATCCATCACAAGCAATGCAAAATTGTATGTCATCAACTTCCCGGCTGATTGCAGATTGAATCCATCAGGATACAACCAAACCAATGGATAATACTCGACATTCTCAACCGTTAAATTGGATTGTTGACCAACACCAAAGTGACCGACCATCTTATGGCTTTCGGCTGCGGTCTGAATCTTTTTGATTATTTGGTTTAAGGTCATTTTTTAGGAATTTGAGAAGTTTGGCTTCGTTGTTTTTTTGCCACTTATTTGTTCTCGTCGGTGGGGAAGTCATAGTTGAAGAAACAATCGTCATATCTTAGTGGTAAATAAATGCCTCCGCTGAATGCAGTTGATTTCGGTCTGATGGTGTCAATCGTGTTGCCGGGATTCAAGAATAACGGATAGTCATTTGTGTTTGTGCGGAGATAATCACGCAACCTATTTGCATAGTATTCCGCTTTGTCACGATATCTGCCTTCAATCAATGTCATCTCCTCAACGGATACTGCACGAGCATTGTCCGATTCACGAGATGCAACCGATTTATTCATCAACTTGAATGTCATTGGAAGCATCGCTTCGGTCAAAGTATAATACTTCAAACAAGGTGCAATGTATGAATCCAAAAGGGTGGTGTTCAAGTTGGTCAGAGTTCCTGCAAATGCTTGTGTCTGCAATTGGTTGTAAATACCTGAACCGATGACATCCCGAATATAGATCTCTTGAGCTTCTTTGATTGCTGACTTCAGCAACTTGTCATCCACATTCTCATTCAAAGGACTGTTGTCCTTGAGATAAGTGGTGCATATGAAATATACAAAGTTCGTCATTATTTGATTCTCCTCAATAATTGTTGTTGCCAAATGTGTCTGCATTGTGGAACATTCACATCTCTCACGGGGTCGTGATACCATCCACCTCGTCTTGACCAAACATCAATTCCGGTCTCACTCTGAGCCGACATTGCATCAATATCCGCACGAGAATAAACACGATTGCTTTGAACAATTTGACGGCAAAACTCACGAGAACCGGGTATGATTATTCCACCGCTGATTCCTGGTGCAAGTGCGTACTTGTAACGGACAACAATTTCGGTTTGCAATTGACTGATTTCTTCCAATCCTTTTGTTGTAACCTCAAGACCTTGATTGTATCCTTTGATCAACTTGGCTTCGTTCAATTTTGCAATGGTATCAACCACGACTTGTGGATCAAGTTTGGTGATGTTGACGATATCGCCTATCTGCAAACCTTTGTTTTCCTTCAGCACATTCAAGATGGCTGATTCAATCGCAGATGCGAAGTCAAACTTCATCGGTTCAAAGTTCTCCGCTGGTTCACCATACTTCATAAACACCGCCAAGTCACGCTCATCATCCCATCCAAAAGGATTTTGTGATGACAAGGCAACGGGTTCTTTCTCAATCGCTTCAAATCCCAATTCCTTCCGTGCTTCGTCCTGAGTTAAAAGTCCAGCAGTAAACAAGGCAATATAATCAACTCCGATTGGTGGTTTGTTAATTGTTTCCAAGCGAACTGGAGAGATGAATTCAAATAAGTAAGTCAAAGTATCATCAATCTTTTGTTGGCGTGGTTCGATGTATGACTGTTGGAACATCTCATAAGCTTCAATCATCTCGCTACGACCACCCAATTGACCCTCTACACGCACTCCAAAGAGCATCGGTGAGTTCACCTTGTGTGCAACGAATATCTCTTGTTGTACGGTCTTATTTAGCAAATCAAATTGCTTGTCAAAGTCCGATGGTTGCAAGTTGCTGATCACCGACTCTTTTTCTTGTGGGTCGTTGTATTGGATGATAAGTCCACCGGCATTGTCCGTGCCTTGATAGGTTTCCTTGAATCTTCTCTGCGTTGCCCTCGCTTCTTCTACAGTTGGTAGCCCCTTGAAGAGCTGAATATGGGTCTGAGCCGTGAATCCGTTTTTGATTGAGTTCAAATAATAATTTGAAATCTCGGTGTCCACTTCAATGTACTTCAACGCACCAACATAATCAGGCAAAGGATATTCACCTTGACCAGGTCGGTAGAATTGGCAATAATAAAGTGACTTTGATTCTCGTGTGGTTGCGTTGAATGGCTGATAGTGAACTTGCTCCGCTTTGCGGTCAGTCCAATCCTCGCAATACACATACTCACCTTCAAGTCCTTTGCGGATATTCTTGAAAGGGATGTGGTATATTTCAGCAATTGCCGTCTTCGCTTTGTTCCAAATTATCTCCAAGCAATAACCATTGAATAACTCAAGGTCATAAGCAATCTTGTTCTTAACTTGGTTAAGTGTTTCGTAAGCATTGATCGCTTGAATCTTTGCTTCGGCTTTTGCGATGTCAACGGTGTTTTGTCCGATTACCTTTGTTCCAATCCCAGCAACATACGATGCTTTGGATGAAACGATGGCATTGTGCTTGGGTGACTTATTGAATAACTCAATTAAAAAATCGGGATACAAGTTGTCAGCACCAAAAGTCACATATCCTTTCGCCTTGTTTTCCTTGAAAACGGGAAGGACATTGTCGTGAAAGTTGATTCTTTGGAAGATCATTGAAAGTAAATAGCAACTTACAACGATTGCAACATACTAATCAAATCGGGGTGGGGATAAACATCAATTTTATCTGCACGAACTGAGTTGTGAGTGAACACTCCGTTCTTGCCTGACAATGCTCTTTTTGTCACCGACCAAATGTCTTCGTGATAAGTTAGGTCAATGCCGTATTTGTCACGCCACAACAACAACAATTCTTTGACTGATGCGATTTGTTCTTTTGTGTAGTTCTCAAAATAGGTGAATCCCTTGTATGGCTTATCAAGTTTGCAAACATCTTTGACTTCTTGCCTACATAATTGATAAACTTGCCGTTCTTCTCTACCAAATAACCATAATTACAAATTTCAATCCCGATGGATGTCTTGTCAAGTTTGGTGAATGGCACTCCTTGAAAGTGTGACGATTTAAGTCCTAAGTGATACGCCCAATGTTTAGACGAAAACCCTTGCACGATTTCACCCGTGCGACTTATCGCAACGCAGGTTGCGATGTTTACTGGATCAGCATCCCAAAACTTAAAGGTTGCAACTCCGTCAGCACCTCCAGCAGTATGATGCAAGTAGATTTGTGACTTCGGACATTCCTCTTGGTAGTATCCGTTGAACTTAACTTGATTCATCGGTGAAGAAGTTTGTAACAAATTTTCCAACTCCACCCGCGATGCCGATAATCAACATCAACTTTGGATGGTCAAGGTTCAAACTGGCAACAAACAACGATGCTCCGGCAATGGAATCACCAAGCACTCGGAATCGTTTTGGTGTAGGTTCAAAATAACCTTTTATCCTTGTCCTCTTTTTGGTTTGCACGATTTGTGTTTGTTGATGTGCTTGGTATGTCTGCGGAGCTTATTCTTTGGCTTTGCTCTGAAGGTGCTGATATTATTTGCCTTTGCCATCTATCGCATCAATTTTCTTTGCGTAGTAACGAATCGCAAACAACCCCGAAACAATACCAACAAGAGCCAACACAAGTGCAAACAAAGGTTGCCAAGTGTTTGCAAAATGCAGAACTGCCGAACTGCCTGAGATAGCCGTTGCAATCGCAGCGGTGGTGTCATTATGCAGGTGTTTCATTTGTTGGGATTATGCAATAAGGTGAATCGGGAAACTTGGCACAAAAGGTCTTGAGATACAAACTCTCATCCCCTGAAAATGTATGCACCCCACACGGATTTGGATAAACCTCATACGGGGCAAATTGTTTTGGTGGTTCTGCATAGAATAAAATATCAACCGCCCATTTGTCGGAAAGGATTTTACACACGGGTTTGTCATCCACTTGCCCCCACTCTAAACAAATAAATCCTATCTCAACAACTGCACAATCAACCCAACTTTGGACTTTTGTTCCGTCGGGTGTGGTTGTGGTTGTTTCTATTAACTTGCGAAGGGTTGCCCATTGTGTAGGGGTGAACTCGAATTTCAAAAAGGTTTTCATTTAGATAGTTGTTAAGGATGCAAGTTCTGCGTTTGTTAGGCGGGTTGGGAATAGGACGAGTTCATTTACTTTGCCATCGCTTGCCCCAAGTGCGCCACTTCCTAATTGCAAACGGCTACAAGTTGGAACGCTTCCGCTTGAATCCGTACCTCTTGAAACGCCATTAACATAAAAGGCAAAGTCATTACTTGCATAAGCAAACGCAACTTTATAACGACCTACCGAAGGCAAAGCATAAGACAAAAAACATTGTTGTACACTACTTGCATATACATCTACAATTATTGCATTTGATGTAGTTTTTAAGAAATAGATTGTATTCCCAAAACTCCCGTTATCAATGTTTAAAATGTTTTCACTTGGCAATAATTCGTCAATTTGCAAATCCCATAAAATTGTTCCGCTCGTCTGCCCTATCAAACTACTTATCCCCGTCTTGCTACAAGCATCCGCCACCCTTGTGGCACTTGCTGATGTGGTTGGGATGTAGGATGTGGGGTAAGATGATGCTTCGAGTTGTAAGCCCCATAGAAAAACTCCATCCGTTCCGTTACCTGACCAAGTAGGATACTGAGGTGTTGCTGAATTTTGTATATTAATTGTCGCCGCGTAAATTGTTGAATTTGCAGTTGCAGTTATCGAAATTCTATACCACCCATTACCAAGATTTTCAACTTTTGTACTTGTGGGGCTTGAATATTCAGTTTTACTTCCATCGGTTAAATTTACTTTGACCCCACTACCATTTGCACCATTTAACAATACAAAATTGTAACCTCCATTTTTTGCGTAAATACTAAAAGTATAGTCCGTTCCATTAGTTACCGAAATTGTTTGCCTTACAATGTGGTCATCCGAATTGGTTGTCGATGGTATGGATTTATCCGCATTTTGCGTTCCGTCAGGGCTTGTTGTTGCATTTGCCGTTATTGTTCCGTCGTTTTTCTGCCATCCCGCATTATCAAACTGCTCGGAATAAGTAAATAAATTCGTACTCTGCTTCTCTAACAACAAACTAGGACACCCGCCCCCGCCATTTTGATAAGTTAATCTTGGTACATTTAATCTGTCGGTAGTGGGGAAATAGGGTTTGGCGGTTGCGCCGATGTTGGTTTGTGCTCCCCAAATGAAAATACCTTTTGAAGCGTCGCCAGTATAACTATCCTGAGCACTTGCTTGAGTATAGGAATCGGTGGCTAAATTTACAACACAATACCCCGTTGTTGATGTTGGGCAAACTCCTGAAACTATGCACCTATACCAACCATTACCAACACTTTCAATTGACGATGTTCCATTAGTTGCAATGATTGTACCGCTAACAACATCAAACAATGCACCTACATAAAGTGCGGAACTATCAAAGATTTGCAATTGTACACGATTTCTGCCATTTGTTTTAATATAACAAGATTGCGTAAATGTTTGACCCGCCACCATTACGGGGCGTTGCCATAATTGGTGTGTAGCATTGGCGGTTGTTTCTAATAAAGAATCTGCGGTTGTCGTTCCATTCGGGGCGGTTGTTGTATTTGTGCTTACAGTTGTATTTGTTTTAACCCAAAGTCCGTTACTAAAATCCTCGCTATACTCCAACATATTCCACGCCACAACCTCCACCAACCCCGCACTATTTACCCGTGTTCCGTCTGATGCTCGGGTGAATGATAAATCACCCGCACCCGTTGTGGGAATTGGTGAGTAAACAACATCTTCTTTGTAGCCACTCGGAATCATCACGAGTGACGCTTGACTTAGTAGATTGCTCATAAGTTGTTTAATTTATTAAGTAAGCAAGAGATACCTTCATAGTATCCTCCGTCAGTTGTAATGCGTGATTTGTAACCTTGTACGATGTCCCACGCTTGACCTTTGTATAGACGATTTCGAGTGCCAATTCCGATGCCTATCATTTTAGTAGCCGATTACTGATCCTGAAGAGATAATGAATCCGGTGATTTTTGATGCTCCACCTGAAGGCAGATACGCTCCTTGCTGAAGTGTGATTCCACTCAATCCACGAGCTGAAAGAACATTTGTTCCGTCTACTGAGAATGAAGTGAACACCGTGTCTTCTTGGACTACAAGTGCTGCATAACCTACTGATGTGACTGTACCCGTGCCGTGATATTTGAATCCATCGCCACCAGCCAAAATGCTTGTTGAGTTGCTCATATTGTGTGTATTTTTTCTATTAAAGTTGGAGTGTATTGTGTCACGCTTGATGTTGTTTCTACTTTTAGGATTCCGATTTCACAAAGTGTTCCACCGCTGGTGCTTACACTATATTCGTGTTCGCCTTCCAAGAGTGTTGCAGTTGTGCCTTCAATGAATTGGAATTTGTTGTATCTCTCCGTTTGTGTGCTGACATCGGTCAAGGTTCTTGTCAATACCGTTTCCGTTTGTCGGTGAGTGAAGGTAAATACATACGATGCTGCACTTGCTTTCTCCGTCAAAGTCAAGTACCAAAATTTGGTTTGCAGTTTATTAATTGTCAGCATCAATACAAAATAGCGAGTTGAGTTTTATGTAACAAAAAAGGGTGAGCAAATGCCCACCCCCTTTCTCTATGAATCAAGCGTACTTAAATTCCTAATGTAGTTACCACCGAACCTTGCAAGATGAAAGGTGCTTCGGCTTCGATTGCAGATAGAGTCACTTCGTATCCAGTAGAGTCACCCATTGCAGTACCCGTGTTGCTGACCATTGCAGTCACATCACAACCCAAGTCCTTACCAGCCAACCAATACTCATCGTTGTTCGTTTTCACGATTGCATAGCAACGACCTTGTGCAAGAAGTTTCATCTCGTTGCGTTTGGTTGTTGACAATCTGCGAAGTTTGAACACAATGTCAGCTTGGTTAAAAGATGTGCCGTTCTCAATCGAAACATTTGTGGTGTTTGTCAATGATCCGGTTGCTTTCGGTAGCTCGTAAGTGTACACATCACCGCTCACCACAGTTGTTGCAGTAACTACACCACTAACAACGGTAAACTTTGATGCAGTCCAACTGATTAGGTGGATGCTTTTGATACCACCGATTGCTTCTTTGCAATCAAGGGTGAATCCTGATGTTAATAAACAAGGCATCCTATCTCAGATTAAAGGGTGAAATAAACAACTTCAGATGGGAATGCAACTTGCACACCATACTTGAAAGTCAAACGGAAACGAACTTCGTCAGAATCTTCAGAGTACCAAAGTTTTGCGATTTCCTCTTCGTTTGCAAGGTCAGTTCCTAAGAAGAAGTTAGACAATGAACCAGCGAACAATTTGTTTGTTCCGTTCAAACCACCAACGGCGATCAACTTCATATTAGTTCCAGGATAAACCATTTCCATTTCAGTTGCAGCATCAGCCACATAGTGAAACAAATTGGCGTTCTTCAAATTAACCAACATCAACTTGTAAGCGTCAACACCCAAGAAACAAACTAAGTCAGTTTTGGTTGCAACGGCAGCTGGAATGTTTGCATAGATTTGATCCAAGATGTCATCGATGTTCGCAGCAGTCACGGTTGTGAAAGTTGTTGGAGCAGCGTTTGCCAATGTTGGAGATGCAGCAGCGATGATCTTCATCAAACCATCAAAACGGTTCAAGTTAGGATTGCCACTTGCAGAATCACCCTGCCAAAGAGCAGTTTCCAAAGTTTGTGCAATCACGGCTACCTTCTCATTTCCAATCTGCTCCTCGAAAGGAATCATTGTTGGTGAACCGGGCATAATTTGTGTCTGCATCCACTTTGCTTCCAAAGTTTTAGGACAAAGAGTTTCTTCAACTTTCACAGCACCAACGGTGATGTTTCTTTGTGTGAAGGTAGTTGTACCACTTGGATTGTATCCGCAGCCATCGGCTTGAAAGAATACAGTTGAAGCGATGATGTTCAAGGCAGCAGATGATTTAACACCTACCTGCACTTGGTTAGCAGCGTACATCGCAGCGGCAGTTTTACCACTGAACAATGCTTTAACCAACAAGTCTGTTGATTGTTCGTTGTTGTAATTAACGAGAGATCCGACTGAAAATGCCATAGTTTTAGTTTATTTATTTAGTGAGTTTTTTAATCTTTTCAATGCTTCAAACTGATCATTCTTCTTGTTTGAAACGGGAGTTTTTGTGGGTTCATCTGAAGGCAAGTCAGCAACTTTCTCGATCAAGTCGATTGCTTTGCTCATTGCTTCTTTGTGTGTGTTGTTCGATGCAGTCAATGTTGCTACTTTGGCAGTCAATTCAGCGATTGCAGTTTCCATCTTGGCAACTACTTCGTTGAATGCAGATACGGTTGCGAACTCTTCGGCTTCAACTTCGACTTCAACTTCAGGTTCAACGATTTCAGTAACGATTCCACCAACGGTTGTCACCAACAATCCACCTTCAACCTCGTGAGTTGCATCAGGTGCTGGAATGTCACCTTCAGCAGTTTGAACGAAGATGGCAGTTCCGATTGCCAATTCGCCTTCGTAAGTAATTACAGTTCCATCAGTCAATGTGGCGGTTGCCATCTCGACTTTGATTTCTTCGTCAGAGAATCCGAGCATTGTGCGGATTTCCTTCAATGTTTCTTTTGCGTTCATTTGTATATTAATTAGTTTTTTGTTGTAAGTGTTGCAATTTTACTTGCCATTCCATTGGGAAAGGATTGATTTCATTTGCTCAAGGAGTTGTTCATCAGCATCAACCGGGAAGTCAAAAACACCCTCAACTGAGAATCCTTTGAACTCGCCTGACTTTACTTTTGCCCACACTTCTTCGTTGTCGATTAAATAAGACACAAACCAAGAACCATCGGCAACCTCTTCAAATCCCTTTGGTGGCATCACGCCCCGTTCACGATCAATGATGTATGATTCAAACAAGCTCACGCCATCTGCGATTGGTGTTTTGTGATGTGTGTTCACCGCATCGTACTTGTTGCCTCTTGCCCACTTTTTGGCAATCTTGAATATGCTCTCCTTGTCAAATACCACATAGTATTCACCACGCACATCGTCTCTTCGGTAAATGGGTAAATCGGCAATCATTGCTGCTCCAGTAACGATTCGTTTCTCCTCGTCTTGGATGGCGAATTTACTTGCTGACAATTTGCGTTCCGTCCATCTCAACATCTCTTCACCACCCCACAACAAATAAGAGATAGTTCCACAAGCGGTGTCATCATCGGGGTTGTAGTATTCCTTCGCTCTTGATAGGTATGAATAAATCCTTTGAACCGTTTCATCGCTGATTGGTTCACCTTGTGCCAATTGTTGACCTCTCACCTTGCCGACTTGAGTTGCACACTTGTTGCCGTTCTCCTCGTTCAATCGGATACCTCTTTCGGCATTTGCTTTCGCACCTTCAGGATAATCCGTGTAACTTGCATAATCTTCAAATGCAAGAAAGTCCTTTTGTATGGCTGGAGTTTCTACCAAAGAAACGAACTCAATGCCCGTTTCCTCGTCAAACTCGTTTATGTCTAATCGGTATACTGGTAACTTCATCTTTCTTAAATAGCACTATTTGACAACGGACACTTTTCTCGTAGTATCCACACGATCGGTTGTTCTTCGGATGTCACCTTCAGTCACAAATACTTTGGTATCAAATCCGCTTACTGTTGGAAGTGATGAGCTGATATTTGGTGCTGACATTTGTGGCATTCCACCACCATTCATTTGTCCGCCACCTGATGGTGCTGATGTGCTTTGGAATTGTGTCTTTCTAATTTTAGCCAATTGAGCAACACCAAACAATGCTGCTGCCGTTGCTTGAACAAATGGATAACCAGGAAACACTTTGGTGATTGGTGAATCCGCTGCCGTTGTGAATGCGTTTTGTGTTCCTTCAATTGTACTCAATACGGTTGAAGCATACCTCATCGCTTTGTTGACTTGGAATGCTCTCTTTTGAGATGCTTCGTCATTAGTTGCAAACGCATCAGCCAACTCACTAATTGTATTGAAATAACCAAGTGTAGAATCTATCAATTCCGAGTGTTGAGTTTTGATAAATAACCCAAACTTTTCTCTATCTGAATACTCTTTTTTGTATTGTAATTCTTGGAGAACTACTTGCTGACCGGTTAGTTTCTTTTCAAATTCAGCACTATCATAAATTTTCTTCCGCCTGATGCTATATGCCAAATCAATGGCATCCATCAATCTTTCTTGGTGCTTTTTTAATTGTTCAAGTTCTTCTTTGTCCGCATCTTCTCGTGCTTTTTTTCTATCGTCTGCTGCCTTTTTGTGGATATCAGTAATTGAAAGCGTGTATCCAGCAACCGTGTTCCTAAGCGTGTTCAGTTGCTTCTTGGTTTCAGCGATGGCTGCATCCGCTTCCTTCTCAACTTCCTTTGGATCAAACACCAATTTTGCAAGACCACCGCTAAATCCTTGCACCAATCCAAAATCCTTGCCCAATGCCTTACCAACCGAATCAATTGTGTACAATAGAATTTGCAAAGGAGCAGTCAAGAACATAATCACCCCTTGAAGGATATCTTTGTTTCTTTGAGCTGCATCAATCTGAGCTTGTTTCATTGTTTCTTGAGCCATCAATTGTGCCTCAAGTTGTGTGATCACGGCATTGGTTTGTTTTATTTTCAATTGAAGAATTTCTTCTTCGCTCAATCCTTGAAGTTTTAAGATGTTGTCTTGAGCATTCAGCGTATCCAGTTTATCTCTTTCTAATTTCTCCGCTTTTTTAGCATCTTCCAAAAGTTTCTTTTGCTCTTCACTCACACCACTCACCGCCTCTTTGATGTCATCCCAATATGCAACGATTGCCCCAAGAGCAACAAGAATCAATCCGATACCCGTTGAACCAATACCCGCTTTGATTGCTGCGAATGCTTTCTTTGCACCGCTGACAACATCCCTGAAAATTGCACCGAATTGTTGTTGAATCTTTCCTAATCCCTCAAGACCTTGTGACAATGCCATTGCACCTTGCAACTTGATCATCGTCTTCTCGAAATCCTTCGATTCGTTTCCAAACAATGCCATCGCACCTTGTGCTGCTGCAAATCCACTTGCAACACCTTGAACAACTGTATTGATTTTTGAGAACCTATCAGGATTGACCGCTTTCACACGATCATTGAAATCCTCCATCCTATCTCTCGCACCAGCAAGTGCTTTCTCCGCTTTGGATGCTTCAGGTGAGAACTCACCGAACTGCATCACCGCTTGTTGAGCTGCGATGGTCAGTTCCTTTATTTCGGACTTCATTGATTTGAAGTCAGGTTTTTTGACGGTTAAGTCAATCGTTGCGTTTAGTGCCATTATTGATGTGAAATTATGTAATAATTAGTGCCATTATTTGTAATCCATTCAAAGCCATTGTTGGCGTTGTTGGTATGTGTTGCATTGCCATCAATCAAAGAAGTGTCTGCGGTGTCAATAATCATTGAGTGTGCTGATGCAATCTTTTTCAAGATGTAATGTTTTCCACTTACGGGTGCGGGAAGAGTTATGGTAATACTTCCAGCGGTTGTGTCACATAAAATCAACCAATCGTCTGCCGTTGCGGTATAGTTTGCCGTAATAGTTTTTGCCGAACCACCACTCAAGAATGATGGATACATCTCATAATTGCCGACATAGAGTGTATCAGGTTTGGTGACTTCAAAGTCATTGCAGACAAGTGCAACACTTCCTTCAGCACCCATTGAGTAATTCACTCGCCTCAATCCAAGACCTGAATTGTTTGCACCATCCGAAGATTGCACAATATCGTATCCAGTAAACACACCGCCGCCACTTCCCGTGCTTCCACCTACATTTGCCCCACGAATACCCGGTCTAATAGGATTGCTTCCACCGGGATAAATATCTCCATTGATTTCACCTTCATTGCCTTGAGCAGTTCCAGCACCGATAGTTTTGTTTGTGATGGTTGTTGGTGGGATAAATTGAGCAAGAAGGAACTCACATTCATACACGCCTTCATCAATTGGATTGTAATCGCTGACCTTGTTCAACCTCCAATACTGACCTTCAAAGAAATACAAGTTGTTGAATCGTAAGTTGAACCAATCCAATGGGGTGATTCTGAAATAAGCTCGTGCAATCTTAGAATTCTTATTGGTGATCTCGCTGATGAATCGGTAATAAAAATTTGTGACAAGGTTTGAATTGCCGTATTTGTAACCAGCACCAACACCGAGTTCTTTGGGCATACCAAATAGTATGTCAAAGGTCGGATTGGCGATGTTGTCATAGTGGATGGTCAACGGCAGTTTGCGTTGTACCACATACGGGAAGTTCCCAACTCCGTAGAATGGTGCATAGAATCTCCAAGATACATTGTTCTGCGTTCCACCATAATACAAAATCCGCAAATCGCCATCCTTCTGAGCTTCAACATAACTCAACACAAAGTTTGTTTGTCCGTTGTCGTAGTTCTTTATCTGCGTAGGTGAGAAAATGATGTCAATCTTCTTCTCCGTTTTTACAAAGTCATTGTCAACTTTGTATGTGCGTGATCCGTATGTTGATTGATAGTTCTCCTGGTATTCTTTGTTTGATTCATCTGCTCCCTCTTTGTAACTAAATACATAGGGGTTTGCATCAAGATCACCCATCGGAATAATCTCAACGGGTTGTGAGTAGTCCAACTTCTTTGACCAATCCACATTCACTCCGTTGTAGAAATCATCACGGGGAACAATCCGCAGAACCTTTGGTTGGTCTTGGGTTGGTTCAATGTACAAGTTGAACATCTTAACGAACGACATCAGCATCTCGCTTTGCTTGACTTCCGAGTTTAAGAATATGGAGAACTCAACCGTTTCGTTGTATGCAAAGTTGAAAGCGTTTTGGTTGTTCTCCATAAACGAACCGATACCCATTGTCAAACTGAACAAGGCATTTGACAAATTTGTGGCATTGGCTTGGTCGTAAATCTGAACCAATCGGATGTCAATCAAATCACCACTTGCAACGCTTGGTGATGTCAGGTAAATATATTCCGATGACGGCTGAACGGCAACATCAATGTTGATAGTTGCAGTTGACTTCAAAACTCCGTTGACATACAAGCCAAATAATCCAAACACATCAGCCGGGATAATTGGAGCATATCCGGTCAAGTTGAACTGCATTCCAAATTCAATCAAGAAGTTGTATGCTCCACCAATCGGTGCGGTGTATTGACCCGTTGTCGGATTGTAGTTTCCACCATTGTCAAAGTTGCCACCCGTTGAATCGTTGTTGAAGATTAAGGTAGTTCCCAAATCTAAGCTCTGACCTGATGTTGCTCTTGATGCCTTAAACAATCGTTGTGTCAACAATGTAGAGTTACCCGTCAATCCGTTTGGTGGTGGAATGATTAAGCGTTTGAATCGGTCACTATTGAAGAACGAATCGTTTGTGTACGAATACCCGGCATTTGTGAATATCTTATCAACAATTGTTTTGGCATACAAACACGGAGTGAACCACGCTGCTTCCCATTGGGTGATGTTCCTAAGTCCTGAATACCCTCTATCAATCATCGCATAAACATACCCACTTCCATAGGCAAATGCTTGTGGACTTCCGTTCTTGACAATCTGCGTATCCCACGAATCAATGATATTGCCACTTGACAATGTGTGATTGTATTCAGGAAACGACAAGACATTCAATTTGCGGTCTGCGATGGTCGTGAATAGGTCAGCCGTTTGTCCGTGTAGTGAACATTCATATTGGATGTCCGTTGAATCCAGCACATTGATTTGAATCAACCTGATGAATCCACGCAACTGCTCAACCTCGTCAAGTAACACCACGACATCCGCTTTCTTATTCGGATTGAAGTCGGGTGCAAACTGTGTTGATCCTTGAATGTTTTGCTCAATCTCAAAGATGTGACCAAACAACTTGTTGTTGGCAGCAGTACCAGGAATAAGAACCGTCTTTGTGTATTCGCTTGACCTTGATTCGGGTGACTTGGTGTCTGCAATTGACTT